ATGGGTCTACAACGAATCAGGACAATTGTGGGTGGTCGCGATACCAGAGCCTTTCTGTGTCGAGGACGTATACCGGAGGCACCCCCAGGGTACTGCGTGGTTGGTAGCTCCCGGGTCCCAGGACGGCCCGGATATAGCGGGCCTGCCCCAGGAGCCCGTGCTGCGGGGGTGGTGGGGATATCGGCAGCCCGTATGACAGGGCGCTGCCATAATTCTTCTAACTCTTTAGTTGTCGTGAGTATTAAATGACGTACATCTATCCCTGTTGTACTTTGAAATTGTCGAAATACATCGTTACTCGCCATACGGGCAGCAACTAATGCGTCCTCATCAGTGATCTCACGAAATACATTGCCGGCCCAAAAGCCAGTTGGTTCACCTTGTGTAGGCTTTGCCAGTTCGTATGCTTCCCCAGCAGCTTTTTCGGCTCTTGCGCGGGCAGAAGCTACTAATTCTTGTTCCCTCAATCCCGCTAATGGAGGCCTTGCAACAGGCCTACCCATAAGATCTAGGTTGCCTTCAGCATCAATTCTCCGTAACTCTTCTAATTCAGCCTTTGCACCTTTCCATTCGACAGGGACATCACCAGCCCGTGCTGCGGTGGTGGAAAGCTCCGCTGCCCTGGCTTCCAGTGCGGCTATCTCATTACGAATCTGTTGTATGGCTGATTCAGTGCTAGCAATATGCCGCTCATCCAATTCGTTAGCGTCAGCTATATACTTTCTCTCTTTGGCCGTATACCCCGCAGGTCTCTTTGCTGCCCTTAGTTCTGATTCGGCATCATCCAGTGCTGCCCTTAACCCCGATATAGATTCGGGATCAACAAACATATCTCGTTGTTGATCGGACAGATCTTGTTTAGCAGCCCTTACTGCATCTTCGGCATCACTGATATCAGTGAGACGTTGTGTTTCTGTTCGTGCTGTAGGGGGCCTATAGCCTTCTTGGCCTATGCGCTGTAGGTTGCCGATACGCTTAGTGTACGGTATAGGATTAGCAAGTTCGGCTTCGCTCAGAGCAAGCCGCCCTTTCAAGCGGTCTAGCTCAGTAGATATATGTTCCAACTGTTCAGGTACAGGGAGTGCCTCTTCGGCCTTCCTGGCCTGTTCCGCGCCTTGTGCTTTCTTTGCTTCTTCAAGATTGCTCTTTAGAATCCTGACATTATCCCTGAGCGTTTGCTGGGTTGTCTCGTTGGCTTGCCAAAAGATATGTCTTTTCTTAAGAATGGAGTCGATACTGTCGTACCAGCCTACCTTGGTAGCATCGAGTCCTTCATGCTTTGCAAGCCTACTGAGTTCTGCGTTTGTCCACCCTACGCCAAAGCCCGCATCCGCTGGTGGGCGCACTACCTTTCCAGTTTCCAGCAAGCCTTCTAGCTGAATCTGTGCCTCGGACAATTCCTGTTCGAGGCGTTGGATATTGGTGTCGGCAGCAGACACACCCGGTCTCTGGATAACTTTGGGGTCAAGAACCAGGATCTCGTCCTGGGCACGAGTGATGTATAGGTACCGCGCAAACACCGCATCGTGCCCTGCGTCTCGTGCTAGGTTTCCAATCTCGCTGAGATCATCTGCGTTCCGAACCTGATGCCACACGCCACCTATACTGACATCGAATGGATCCATAGACTCGCCTACGAGAACACTCTGTCCCCGAAGCTCTGGTACTTCGCGGTATGTTATTCCTGGGTCAGAGGCATCGATGATAAGAGGATTTTCCACGTTGAGTTGGGTTTTATATATGTTCTTGCCATATATTCCCGCCGTTTCTGGATGAGGGGCAAAGTAAATACCTTCTCCTATGCCACCCGGATAAGACGGTAAAGTAGTTTCGATATCGGATATATCGAACGTCTCATCGGAACCGTGGTACACATCAAAAGGCTCACGGCCCGCTTTGACGCTCATGGCTTCCCAGGCTTCCCCAGCCTCTAGCCTTGCCATATCTGCTTCCAGGGTCTCTTTACTTAGAGGACCACCTAAATCATCGGCAGCCCGTGCAGCGGCACTTGGACCAAGAGGCGTCACCGGGGGAGGCGTCTCAGGAAGCACCCTGCCCAGTACTTGTGCCATCTCTGCCGGTGTGGCTCTTGAAGGAGCCACCACTGGTTCTAAGACATCAGAGAAGTAGGGGGCAGGTTGGTTTATGGGTAAAGGTGTCGCCGGTGACGGCGCTGGAGTCGTAAGGACTCTCGATGGCGGTGGTGTCGTACCAAAGCCCGCCCTTTGTAGTTCCGCCGTTGTGGGGACGCGCCTCAATCCTTCCGCTGCTGCGGCCTCGACAGGCTCCCGAACCGCAAGGGCCGTAGAAGGAACCTCAGCAGCGACTCTAGCACCCCGTCGTAAGGCCCCAGCCCCTCGGATACCTTTAATTACCGCGCCAGGTATCTTGCCCACAGGTAGTATCGCGGGATCTCCTATTATACTCATCACTACCTGCTCCGACATTGTGCGCGTAGTTTGAAATCTTTCGCGCAACACCCCAGCCAGTTCCGGTCCACTAAGATCCCCACGTCCGGTAAGGAAATCCTTTACCAACTTCTCGGCTACTGGGTCGCGTGCGTACGACCAATCACCACTTGGCGGGTTGATTTCTTCCCAACTGGGCATGTCTGCGGTGGTAACGGGACCAAATCCCCATCCACCAGTGTCTCCGCCAGTCACGTCCCCAGCATAAGCCTGACGCACAGCGGACGCCTTCGCCCCCTCCAATATAATTGGTGCCACCACATGCGCTATCGGGTCAAAAAATAACTCGGCTTGGTGGATGCGCTTGGCATAGTTCGCCATTTCCGCTTCTACCGCCCTCTTCGTTTCAGTTCCCGCAACACCGCCGCCCATAGGGTGTACATACCCAGTCTCCCCAAATTTTTCTAGGAACTTGCCAGGGAGACCTTTTAAGAAATCCACAAACCCGCCGCCACCACCATCAGCCTCTGGTACACGCTGCTGGGGAGTAGTGGAAGAAACCGCAGGGCCAGGGGTCGGAGATGGTCTGGTGGGTTGCTGCGCAGGGGTACGACCGGAAGCCGCATCCTCGTATTGCTTTTTGAAGAATGCTCTGAGGTCTATTTCTGGAGTGGGTGTAGGCGTAGCCATTTAGAACCTGAATGCCGCCTGCGGAGCGAACCTACCCCTCTGGCCGCCTCTCATGGATGGCGGTAGCGAGGCAAAACGCTGACTGAAAGGCAACTCGCCAAGGAACTCTTGGAACGACTGTTGCTGGAACGGGTCTTGTCCCTGCATGATGTTCTGGGATAACTGCCCGGTGAACTCATCGAATATAGGCTGGAACTGGTTTCGGAAGTAGTTCCGTTGGGTCTGCCCTCCAGCCGAGGGGCCGCGTCCAGTGAACTGGTTACCGAACCCAAAGTACGTCTCACGCGGCGCTTCACCGAGGATATCGGCCCAGAAATCATTCTGCATTGCCATCAGTCAGCCTCCTAGAAGCGTCCGCCTTGTGGTCCCATGAACTCTGCCAGGTACTCACCAGCCCTCCCAGGGTTCTGAACCATAAATCTATTGAACCGATCTCTCGCCGTAGCTGCGAAATTTTCTCTCAAGAATGGCGCTACTGAACCAAGCCTAGACTGGAGAGCTAGCTGGAACTGGTTCTCTGGGTCTTCCAAGTATCTTTGTGCTACTCCGCCCGTCCCGGCCCCGAACCCGCCTTGCAATGCACCCAAAGCCCGATTGGCTAGACCCTGAAACGCTCTTACTGAAGGACGTGATTCTCCAAAGGTTGAGCCACCAGGTTGAACATAGGTTCCTAACCAATCCTGGAATGACCTCGAACCACCAGTGATCGGGTCGGGGAGGTTCTCGCCCAGGGCTTCACGGGTCTCGAACATCAGGTTCAGAGGGGTAAAGCGACTCTCCAGCCCCGCCCTCAAGAATGGAGATGCACCGGGGTTTAACTGTTGGCCTATATAGTCTCTGAATGTTTGTTGTCTACCAGCCCTCTGTATTTCAAACCGTGCCCGTGCCTCATCCTCAGTTTCGCCAGTCGTACCAAATACCGATGCTGGTTCAGTGGGGCCCATTTGCGATGGGTCCGTAACGACCGCAGGAGTCGGGGTCAGAGGGTATGTACCACCTAGTGGATCATAAGGTTCAACAGCTTGGCCGTAACCTAGATCATCTTTGAAGATTACAGGCGCATCTTTGATCCACTCATTGATTATATCCAAGTGTCTGAGGTCAGGCACTCCTCCAGGAGCAGCTTGTTCAAATAGAGTTTGTAATGATCTCCAGGCTTCTTCCAGAGAGAGTTTCAACTTCTCGGGGTCATCATCGACGCCTCCGGGTTGATAACGGAGTTTATTCCTAGCATATATCCTGAGAATATTCTGTACTACCGTATCATTCAAGCCTGGTGTTGCCATCGGTCGTCTCCTTTAGCCTAGCTGCGCTAGCTGTTGCTGCGAACCCGGTCGTGGGCTACCTGGGGGCACGTTAGGTCCTGCCTGTGGCGTCGGTGCGGGTGGTGGGCCACCAAGGGCGGCGTTGGGCAGTGCCCTCGGGTCTATACCCGGAGGACCCCCTCCGCCCTGAGCGGCTGCTACCTGGGCCTGCATCTGTTGCTCTGACATGAATCCCTGCATCTTCTTTTGGAACATGAGTTGCAGTAGCTGAGAATAGTAGAACTGGGCCAGATCGCTCCGACCCTGCTTCTCAGCCGATACCATAAGAACATACAACTGTGCCTCTGGCAAGCCGCGTTCGGCCTGCTGCACCTTGATCTGGTTGTCGATCAGGTCGGAGTCCTGAAGTTGTAGGTAGTTATCGCGTATCCATTCGTCTGCCATCAGCGGCACCGGACCCTCACGGGCCATCTGTGCCACCGCCATCTTAGCAGTATCGTCCTGCGGTAGCTCGGACTTCAGAGTTATCTGGGGGATACCGCCCATACGAACTGCTTCGGGCTCTATCTCCTCGTCGAAATAGTTCTTCTGACGATCAGTACCGGTGAGCCTGAGATTCTCGAATGCCCCGGAGGTGTACTGTGTCCTAAGAAGGGACGCGCCCAGACGGTAGAAGTTGTTGACCGCCTTGATCCTCGGCTGTATCACGCTCTCCAGGCCCTGCCTCAGAGTCGATATGGCGAACCCGGATAGCTGGAACTGCAACTCTCCGAATATGGTATGGGGTAGGGCACCGCGCTGCACCTCTCCAGAGACTATCCCGAGGAACGCGCCGGTATCGCGGGTAGTCTCCAGCAACTCCATCGCCCTGACAGACTCTCCCTCTGCGGTAGAGACCATCGAACCCTCTCGGAAGGGGTCATCGTCCAGCGTCTTGGTCCCGTCTCTTGAATGCACGTCTATCGGCGGCTTCCGGGCACGGGCAACAAGCTCCAGCATGATGGACATTATCAGGTTATGAGACTCGTACAGAGACCTGTTTGCCTTGAATATCGACTCACCATACCGGGCATCGTCATCGTCTCGGTCAGAGGACGTGATCTTGGGAGTGCTCGGGTTAGCCACGATGACTACCGGAACCCTTGGGCTACCGTGCCGGGTCTTTTTCTTCAGCATCACATCGCCATCGGCCACGATGTAGTTGTCCCTGGTGTCATAGAAGTCGTATACGTCGATGGATATGTCCTGATCGTCGGGATCTTCGGACCTGATAGTCTTGCCGAACTGGGCCTTGATGTCCGCACGAGACTTACGTGTGCGGTGACATGCCCAGGCCAAACCGTCCTTGCCCATCCCCCAGAAGGTGTTAAGCGGGTCCCACGGGGTGATGTCTACGAATGTCTCGTCCTCGGCGTTCTTGCCGATCAGGAACCGTCCCGCTATCCAGCCCCTAAGAGTAACGAAAAAAGATATAGAGTCCAGTACCGGGGCCTGGACCATCTCCAACAGCCGCTCGTCCGCTGCGTCGAAGGCCCCGATCAGGAAGCGTTCGCATATGTCATCGGCCTCTCGAACAGATATCTGGTCGTCATGAGCGGGTGTTCGTATCTGTAGGTTACCGGCGGAGATGAGGGATATGACCTTATCTGCAAAGGTCATGGGTTCGTTGGACGTATAGATGCGGTATCCCTCGTTGGAGTCCTCTACCGCATCGTCCGGTTCCGGTGGAAGACGTTGATCGAGTAGATACAGGCCGTAATCGTCCTCGAACCGGTCACGAAGGTTCTGGGTAGCTGCCTCGTGATCGGTAACTAGCTTGATTATCTCAGCCGCATTGGGCATCAGCGTCTCCCGAACCGTCTAACCGGGATCTTGTTACGGTTCTTGGATGTAGAAAATCCGTATCGGTCCACGATGCCGTATGTCACCGCTTTGATCCCGTGATTGAATTTATCCTCTGGAGTCGTACCCACTATATTACCTTCTCTGTCAGTTTTCCACCTATATGGCCTATCCTGGCCGATATATTCGGGTAATGGGCACGTTCTGGCACCAAATTCGCTCAAAATCCCCTCACATTTCGGAGAAAACACGATTTTGGGCAGGTTATTGGTGGGATTGACCTTCAAAAACGACTTAAGGCGCTCGATCCCCTCCGGGATCATTACCTTCTGGGACGTTGGGTAGACGCCGGTCTCCGATAACCATATCTCGGCAGGCGCTGCCATAGCCTGATGCTGCCATCCAGCCACATCTATGACGTGATTGCTGAAATCTCTGTACCAGGGCCTCTGTTTGGCTATATCTATGATCTCGGAGGTGATCAGGCCCGTCTGATATATCTCATCGAACACATGTATCTGCCCATTTATCTCCTGGGAGACCTCGCAGGCATAGGCCCCGCTGTATCCTGGGTCCGTCCAGATCGTGACCGGCTCCCCGACCACGTATTCAAGCTCTTGTACGTGGATATCGGGTCTGAATTCCCCATGTACGAGCCCAGCGGGCGGAACTCGTTTGCCTGCGATGCGCTCCATGAAGAACTCATCGGGCTTATCTTGCTCCATACGCAGTATCTCAGGGTCATTGCGTCCGCCTGGATACAGCGACCGGTTGACCCACGAGGGCAACTCGAAACCGCGACGTTCACCACGGTCGTTCTTCCACGCCTCCGCCACCGAGGTATACCAGCCCATCGACCCTTCCAACGTCCCCGACAGCATCATCCATCCCCTACGCGGCGCAGTTCTGCCATCGATGCGGTGAAAGCTGGTGATATCTAGCTGGGACGCCTCACACGCCATGATCCCGTTAGGTGCGGTTCTCGCAAGTCTTCGGGGATCCTTAGCGGATTTCGTCTCTACCCTGATACGAGGCTTGTTCTCGTCGGGCATGGTGATCTCGATATACCCGGGATCTACCCGCTTACTGGCCCTGACGGCACCAACACCGAATATCTGGACGAAATCATCCCGGATATAGTTGAACTCCTCCTCGGTGTTGGCGTAGTCGGAGCCCACGAGCCAGTACAGAAGCGCCCGGTCCCCATCCCAACGAGTAGCCATATCCTCGGGCCACCGCTTCAGGAACAGCTTGGACG